AACAAAAGTTGCATCTGCATTAATAGAGTACACTACATTTGGATCATCAATAACTGCTGCGATAATATCGTTAGCAGATACTGTTCCTGGATAGTAATTCTTATACGTCGGCTTTTGTGTAGTCGGGTCCGTATAATTTACACCGTTAAACACACCCACAACTGGAACGTCATTAGAAGAAGCTACAGCATTAATAGTTCCGTTAGTGGCATTTAGTTTTACTAAATCACCTTGGAATATTGCTTTGCCGTAATTTTTTAAAATACGATACCTGTTTTGTGAATTGTTAAATGGCGTACCACCCAATAGTCTTACTGGTTGTAGACCAGTATTTCCTGTTTGGTTTGACATATTTATTTTTCCTTTTTAGGGTTAACAATTTAGTAAAAAGAATTATTTCTTTTTACCTCCAAAACTAACCTGTGATGATCTATCAATACTCATAGGCATCTCAGGTCGCTGCTCCTTCAGAAGGTCGTTGTCAACCGCGTTCATTTGATCTTTAGTTTTTCTTCTAAAGTGGTCATTTCGCGATTCAACTATTTCATCCGGTATCCTTGCCAGCGCAAGGCCACCTACTCCAATGATTCCAGCGTGATTTCCTTCTGCGATTACAGGGTAACCATGTCCGTCTTCTAATTCATCAGAACGAACAAATTCGTAACCCTCTCTCACTCTTTTAGAAACGTTACCTGTGTCTTGGTAACCTTGTGTTTCTAAACGGATCCATCTGTGTTTGAATCCTGTTGGCGCTGGAGGCGCATCTAAGCTCGATGGTTGTTTCCAAACTTTTTTCCTTTCGGATTTATCTCTAGTTTGGTTTAGGCGCGAGGTTTTATCTATTTTAGTCATTTTATTGCTCCTTCACGTATTTAGCATATTCACTAATAGGTACACCCAATCTCTTAGCCACATTGACTTGAGCTGAAGTTAACCTAACAGTTTTGCGTCCAGATTTTGCTGTTCTTGTTGCGGATGCCACAGACTGAACGGGCTTGCGGTTACCGATGTTAGTATTTTGTTCGTCCTTACTAACACTTTTATCCTCACTTGTAAACTCTTGTGGGAATTTCTTTTTCATATAAGAATCTATAGCTTCATAATACTCATCAGATTTAGCGTCATATCCTTCATTTTCTATGAGTTTTTTATGTAAAGCCAAGGCTGTATATGTCATAGCCTCATCCTTACCGAACCATGGGTTTTTAGAAGCCCAATCTTCAGCTTTAGGATCTGGCTGAATTACCGGTTGTTGAACAGTTCTTACTTGTTCTACTTCTTGTTTAACCGGAATCTCTTTAGCTTCAGATTCTCTTTCTAATTTAGAAACTCTTACTCTCTCTTCATCTACAGTAAGTCTTGCTAATGCTTCATTTGCATTTGCAATCTCTTCTGCATTTTGAGATTCAATAGCTGCTTTAAGTTTATCTCTTACAGCTAATTTCTGAGATTTAATTCTAGATTCAAACTCAGTAAGATAGTTATTATCCATAGACGTAAATCTTTTACGTATAGATTCGCTTTCTTCTTTTATTTGTTTAGCATAAGTGATAGCTTCGTTTTCTTTTCTTTCAGCTTCGCGAAGTTTCCAAGTTAGTTCACTAATTCTTTTTTGAACTCTTGTTTTGTGTTTTTCAAAGTCTTCTTCTTTTTTATCCTCTTCTTTTGTGGATAACTTTTCTTCTGACTTTTTTTCCTTTTCAGGTTTTGTTTCTTTTACTTCCTCTTTTTGTTCTTCAATTTCAATTTCAGGTTGTTTGTCCTTAACTGCTTGAAGCTTGTCTATTTCTTTTTGAATTTCATTAGAAGCTTCCTTATTTGGAAGATCTATTTCAACTTCAACCGTATCTTTTATTTCATCGTTCATAGTTGCTCCTTGTTAGTATACGTGAATAATATCTTCAGGGTTTTTAATTTTAGCAATGATTTCATCATCATTTAAGATACGAACTTCACCACCTTCAATTTTAAATCTTGAACCAGCATATCTTCCAAAAATTACCCAATCTTTTGCCTTGCACCATGGGCCTTCTGGAAATTTATCTTTATCAGCATAAGCAAGATCACCAACTTTCAATACGTAACCAACAACGGTAGTAAGTTGCGTACGCTCAACTGCTTCATCAGGTAAATATAATCCACCTTTAGATTTTGATGGACCCATATAAGGTAATACTAATATTCTCCATCCAGTAGGCGTAGGCATTCTATCTAGAGCAGACTGCTCTATTTTATTTGGATCTAGAACTTTTTCTTTTTCTAGTTCTTCTTTATCTCTATAAGCATTAAGTAATCCAAATACTTTATTTGGTACTTCATTGCCTTCTTTGTTGTTTGCGACTTGTGTCGTCATTTTGCTCCTGTTTATTTATCAGGTTCGAGAGTTCCTGTTCAAATTGTTCACAAAGTTTTACTTGACCTACCATATATTGATATTTCGGCCAGTTGTCAACACCACCTGTAGATGTGATTTCTACAAGCTGTTCCTTCTTTTCTTTGATCATTTTCTTTACTGTTTGTATTGTAAAAGGGTCAATCATTAGATTATCTCCTCCACTAAACAATAAGTTCCATTAGGGGCTATGTTGTATTTTTCCAACAATTCTTCGTAGCTTTTTTCCTCAACTACTTTAGTAGCTAATACTTCTGGGCAAGCCTTCTTTTCAATAATCCCCCAAAGGGTACATTTAAATTTCTTCAATTCTGACATAAAGTGATTTTAAATAAAAGTATTATCTTTTACCTTTCATCATTTTGCCTTTTTTCTTTGAAGACATTCTAGCAGTTATTACATCTGCATATGTTGTTTTTCCATCTTTATTTAAATCTGGAAACCCACCTTTTTTCTTAACTTTACCACCAGCTTTAAATCCTGGTCTTGGTCTTTGTGTGTAATCGTTTCTCATGTTAACTCCTTATCCATTTTCTTGTTGTTTATTCGCAGCTGGTTTGTTTGCTATTGTTCTAGCAACTGATTCCGCACTGCGTCCCACGACGTAACCGCCCAAACCTATCTGGAGAAGACCCCAAACATCGCCAGGCAATTCAAAGGAGATAACAGCTCCTGTGAATATCTTTACAACTGGTCCTAGAATATAATTCCAGACCAAAATAAATATTAATACGTACATTAACAGGGGCCTCCAGCTCGATGCAAAAGCACCCGCTTTGGCCTCTGCCTCAATAATTTTTGCTGCAGCTTGTAATTCTTGTGTATTAGATTGTAGTAATTGAGTTTGTAAATCTGCTTTTAACTTTGCTTGTAAATCTTTATCAGGAACTGATTTTTCAATTGTACTAAATAAGATTTTTGCGAGAGGTGCAACAGCTCCTAACATTTGAATCATGGTTTAGTACCAAGTTGCAGTTCTTTTTTTCTCTGGAAGAATGCTACCTTGTCCTTGAACTTCTTGAGTTTGAGATTCAGAGTTGCTAGACATCTCAACATCTACTCCGCCAACAAGATAACCTTGTGCATCAGTATATTTTGAGTGGTTAACATCAACTTTAGCTTTAGAATCTTTAGTAAAAGTTCTAGTTGCGTTAGCTAATTTTTCATTTTGTTTTTTCATGGCCATTTTATACTCCTTTTTTTGTGTTTTTAAAACTTATTTTTGCTGATCTTTTAATTTAGCAGCTAAAATTGTCTTTTCTAACGAAGTATTTGCTCTTAATTTAGCTAAATCTTCGTTTTGTTTAAGTTTATCATCTTGAGTTGACTGATTCATCATCGTTTTCATCTTATCAAGGTTGATTCTGTCCTTACTTTCAACTTCTTTTCTGTAATTTTCCTGTGCTCTAAGGTCTAATTCTCTAGATCTTAACATTGCAATAGGATCATTTGACAATAATGAAGTAATTTGTTGTTCTTCTTTTAAAAATTCTTCCATTGCTTCAGCAATTAACTGTGCTTTTCTAGCTTCAATTTTTTCTCCAAGCATTTTTGCTTGAATTTGCATTGCTTGAAGCATTTGTGGATTCTGTTGTCCCATTTGTTGCATTTGTTGTCCCATCATTTGTAATTGTTGCATTTCATTTCTGAATTCAACTTCAGTTTGTTCTTGTGACATGACAGAAATATGTTCAAAAATATTTTTTTCTAATGCTGCCATTAATGGTGGAGCATTTCTTGCTATGTTAGTTGCCATAAAACTTAAATGTGCAGTGATATGAGCTCTATGATCTTGTCCCGGAAATGCTTGGAACGGTTGTCCTGCTAAAGCCGCAATATGTTCTAAAGCAGGATCCTTTGGTTGTGGTGGTTGTGGTTTATTTAAAATTTTATCAATGTCTTTTATACCTAATGCTTCATACATAGTTCTGTAAACTTCATACATATTATGAATTTGTGGATTAGACATTGCTAATTGTAATTCTGTTTGTGCAATAGAAATTCTTTGTGTTTGCGAAAATATATTTGGATCTGCAACTGGAACAATATCTACTCTATCATCAAAATCTTGTTGTTTAATTGTTCTTGGTCCACCGACAACATTGTAAGGATATTCTGGAGGTAAGTATAAAGCAAAAACTTTTGCTAATAATTTAAATTCCTGTTTCATTGATGCATAAATTCTTTTATGAATTGCAGACATCGTTCTACTTCCTCTTTCCAACAAGGCTACGGTCGTACCCACTGCTGCTTGTTGATTCCCATCTCCCACTTGTAGATCAGCAATAGATGCAAAGCGCTGACCCGCTTGAACTACGACCCCCATAAGAGCAAGTAAAGTTTGCGAAGGTTCTTTATATGGTAACGTCATAAAAGAATCTCTTAAATTACCGCTTGGGGCATCAACATCTCTCCATTCACCTGGTTGAATAGATTGAGCGTCGTCTCTAATTCTTATTCCTCTTTGTTTAAATCCTGCTGGTAAATTAGATAATGTTCCTGCATCTAATAATTGTCTTAAAGCACTTGTTGCAGTTCTAGATAAACCGCCGATCATTTGTATTAAACCAAATCCATAGAAACCAAATCCTGGTAAAAATTTAAAGTGAACAAAATATTGTTTCTTTTCTTTTTTAACATCTTGCGCATCCCAATTTCTTTTAATAGATAAAATCTCTCTTGATCCTTCTTCAACAGTTACAATATATGGAAGTTTAATTCCTGTGGGCTCACCATTTTGATCTTTATCTTCAAAACCTTCTAAGTCCAAATTAACATGACATTCTAACAATGTAAAAACTTCATCACTATATTCACTTTTTGTAATTCCTTCTAATTGTTTTTCTTTATCTTTAACATCATTTGTATCTGTGCCATCATCTGCTGGTAATAATTCTATGTCTCTATAAAAACCATTCACTTGTTGTTTTCTTAAATCATTTGCTGATACTTTTAATACATGAACAATTGCTTCAGCATCTTCTAATGATGTTGCTGAATAAGGAACAACTAAATCTTCCGCTGGAACAAATTGAGAAACTGCTCTTCCTAATGTTTCATCATAATAAACTTTTTTAAATGTTGATCCTGATAATGGTAAATAAAATAACATCTGATCAAACTCTGGTTCATATTCTTTCATGACATCCATAATTTGATAGTTCATAAATTCTTTAACTCTTTCAGCTTGTTGTTCTGTATCTGGAGTAGATGCTCCAACAACTTGAGTTCTAACTGGTCCTTCAGCTGGTAATAATTCTTTATAAGCTAATGCTTGAAATTGTGTAACTGCTTCTGCAAGTACAGGATGAGTTGCACCTGATGCACCTTGAAATGGTTCTGTTCTTTGTTCGTATTTAAATCCTAATAAATCTAATCCTTGTGTGTATGCTTGTTCCCAATCTTTTCTTGAACTTTTATAATCTTCATAGTTTTGATAAAGTTCTGTTCCCAATAAATTAAGATCATTCTCATCTATAAATTCAGCTAGGTTAGCACCATGATCTAAAGATACTCCATCCATCTTTGCTTTTGGATCAAAGTTTATATCAACACTACCATCTTCGTTTTCTGTAACTTCAGTAGGGCTAGATGAAA